GAGGTAGAAGGAGAACAAAAAGAAGAAGCTCCTCCTATAGTAAAAGTAGAAAAAGAAGAAGAGCCTCCAAAAGAAGAAGTACCTAAAGAGCTTGAAGGTATTGAAACTAAAGGAGCACAAAAGCGAATACGTCAGTTAGTTAAACAACGTAAAGAACGTGATGAACAAATTGCTCAAGTTATACAACAAAATGAACAATTAACACACCAATTAAATCAGGTTCATCAACAATTTACAAGTGCTAGAGGAGTAAATTTAGATACTACTGAAAAACAATTAGCTGATAAATTAGCATTAGCACGTAATGCTTATAAAGTTGCACATGAAGAAGGTGATTCTCAAAAAGTTTTACAAGCTCAAGAAATACTAAATGATGTACAAACTGATTTAAAATCAGTACAAGTACATAAACAACAGTTTCAACAACAGCAGCCACAATCACAACCACAAGGTATAGGTCAACAACAACCACAATATCAACCTCAACCTACACCTGATCCTAAAGCACAAGATTGGGCATCAAAAAATGAATGGTTTGGTGCTGATAGAGTAATGACTGCTGCTGCATTAGCAATAGATGCAGAGTTAAAAGAAGAAGGTTTTAGTCCTACAGATCCTGATTTTTATCAGGAAGTTGATACTAGGATAAAAAAAACATTTCCTCATAAGTTTACAGAGGAAGTTCGTCAGCAGGGATCAACGTCAAAACCTGCTCAAGTAGTAGCTGGAGCATCTCGCAGCTCTCCAGGTTCCAGTAAAAAAGTTAAGTTATCTAAAGAAGATATTCGTTTAGCTAATAAATGGAATGTACCACTTGAAAAGTATGCAGAAGAAAAACTGAAAGCTGATAAAGCTGAAGGTGAGTATACTACAATTAATATGCAGCGTGGAGGATAAAGTTATGACACGAACAAATACACGTAGTTCTGAAGCTCGTGAGAACGTAAGCAGAGAAACAACTGAATATACATTTGAAGAACAAGATGCTCTTCATATTCCTGAAGCAGTTATAAATCGTTTCCTAGACGAAGGTATGACTCTTGGTTGGTTAAGAATAACTCTTAAAGGTCAAGAAGATTATAAATATATAGGTAGAAAATTGCAAGAAGGATGGGATTTTGTTAAATCTGAAGACGTTCCTGAACTTGGATCAACATCTGTCGTGAGAGATGAAGGTAGATATGCTGGAGCAGTCTGTCGTGGAGACATTGCGTTAGGTAAAATACCTACTAGAATCTACAAAGCTAGAAGTGAGCATTATAGAAAAAAATCTGATGAGTTAATGGAAGCTGTAAATTCACAGCTTATGAGAGGAAATAATTCTAGGATGCCTATTTCTAACACAAGTAAAACTCAAACTATAAAAGGACGAACACCTAAATTTCAGGAATAGTCCTTTAGAAAAGGAGACAAAACATGTCAACAACTAAGGCGTTTCGTGGTTTTGTTCCTGCTCGTAAAAAAGATGGAGCTTATAATACTGGTTCCTTTACGCAGATTTATTCACCTACTTCAGGTGGAGCTTGTAATAATAATATTTTTACAGGCGATCCTGTAGTATTACCAGGTGCTAATTTTGCAACCATTTCACCATATGTCGCTGGTACTTTAAAACCTTCTGGGGTTTTTGCTGGCTGTTCATATGTGTATAATGGAGAACAAAAATTTGCACGTTACTGGGGTACAGGTACTTCTGCTAATGGATATTCAGATGTTAAGTTCTTTCTCATAACTGATCCAAATCAGACATATTACATTCAATGTAGTTTATCTTTGTCTGCAAACGAACTAATGGTTATTAAAAACTATAATACAACTGTAAGTTCAACTGCAAGTTCTGGTAATACCACAACTGGTCAGTCAAGCTATTATTGTTTAGCAGCGAGTGGAGCAGAATCTGAACAACAACTAAGAGTCATAGATAAGATACAAGATGATGGGGAAACTGATTCAGATGCCTATCCTATTGTAGAAGTATGGCTTAACATGCATAGAGATCGCTACGTTACAGCGACTGCATCTTCAGCATAGAAAGGAAATAGAAAATGGCTATAAATAGATCAAGTATCGCCAAAGAACTCCTTCCTGGACTGAATGCAGTTTTTGGAACTGAGTATGGCGAAGTTAATGATGAGCATAAACCATTATATGAAGTAGAAAATTCTGATAGAGCATTTGAAGAAGAAGTTCTATTTACAGGTTTTGGTACTGCTCCAGATAAAACAGAAGGTGCTGCTGTAAGTTATGATGACGCACAAGAATCATATACAGCTCGTTATGACAACGAAACAGTAGCTCTAGCTTTTGCAGTAACTGAGGAAGCAATGGAGGATAACCTCTATGATACTTTCGCTAAATTACGTGCAAAAGGTCTTGCAAGAGCAATGGCAAACACCAAGCAAGTGAAAGCTGCTAAAGTCTTTAATAATGGCTTTACTGCTGGAGCTTCTGCTATTGGTGATGGTGTAGCATTCTTTAGTGCTTCTCACCCAACCATTTCTGCTGGAAATCAAGATAATAGAGCATCTGCTGCTGCAGTAGCTGAAAGTACACTTGAAAGTGCAGTAATTCAAATACAGAAAACAAAAGATGATAGAGGTATCTTAATTGGTGCTTCTGCAATATCTTTACATGTTCCTGTTGATTTACTGTTTACAGCAGATCAGTTGTTAAATACTCCAGGATCACCTGGTGGATCTAACAATGACATCAACGCTGTAAGACACTTGGGAGTATTTCCAGATGGCTTCTTCGTAAACAGACGATTTACTGATACCAACGCTTGGTTCATTAGATCTGATGTACCAAATGGTACTAAAATGTTTACAAGAACACCTTTACAAACTAAAATGGAACCAGATTTTGATACTGGAAACTTACGATTTAAAGCACGTGAAAGATATTCTTTTGGTGTTTCAGATTGGAGACAATGGTATGGAAATGCTGGTGCATAAACCATAAGTATATGAGAGAGGATAAGAAATTATTCTCTCTCTATACACTCTAAAGGAAGAAATATGACAACAAATATTACATCAAAATTTTTAGCAGGTACTGGTGTTATTGTTACAACATCTAATACTTCTCGTATTATAGGTATTCATGCATATTCTACTGTTAATGGAACCTTTGCTATTGGTGATAGTGGTGGTGATAAAATAAAATTTCAAGTTCCTGCAAGTGGACAAGCAGATATTTATATAGGAGAAATGGGTATTAGGTGTGATGCAACAGTATGTTGTTCAGCTCCAGGTGCTAATGGTGGCGTAACTTTATTATTAGGATAATTATATGCCAGCTTATTCATATCTTAAAGATGATATAATAAATACAATAGAGAATAATTCAACAGAGTTTTCAGATCATATTCCTTATTTGATTGAAAAAGCTGAAGATCGTTTAATAAAAGAATTAGATGATTCAGGACTTGATTATTATTCTTCATTTACTTTTACAGCTTCAGATCCAGTAGTAAGTTTACCTGCTGGAACATTAGTTGTGCGTAATGTAAGTTTTAAAACAAGTGCTTCTTCTAATATAACTCCTTTATTACAAAGATCATACGAATATGCAATAGACTTTTGGGGATATGCAAGTGCATCTACTGGTACTCCCAGATACTATGCACGAAAAAATAACACATCAATTTATATAGTACCTACTCCTGCATCAACATTAACAGGAGAAATTCAATATACAAAACGACCATTAGCTTTATCAAGTGCTACAGGTACAAGTGCAACAACTTCTAATTACTTTAGTGAGTTTTGTTATAATGCTTTATTTAGTGCATGTATGATAGAAGCTAATTATTTTATAAAAGATTTTAATACTATTCAAGTTTGGGAAGGTAAGTATAAAAATTCCATAGATGGATTACGTAATCAAGCTAGACGTACTAGACAGGATGATATGGAAAGTCCAGCTAGTCCTGCTGGTGGTCCTAATCCAGTTCTACAAGGAGCTAATTAATGTCTAATATTTTAAATATATTTAAAGATTTT